TCACTCAGCCCGCCACTGCCCCGCCTCATCATCCCGCAACCTTGCCCCCGCCCACACGACCCGCCCCAACACCCGCACCGATGCCCCGTTCTCCAGCGGTATGTCATCGTGCAAGGAATTGAACGACCGCGCCACCCATTGCCCGGTTAGCCGTTCCCTGGCCACCGTCTTCACGATCATCTTGCCGTCGTAGTTGATGGCATAGACGCCGCCGGCGGCGATGTCCTGCAGCGTCAGGCTTTCGTTGGGGACCACCAGCAACGCAGCTCCGTCCCGGATGACGGGCTCCATGCTGTCTCCCTTCGCATACACCACGCGGCCCCGGCCGTTGTCCGCGCCTACCGACCTGAGGAAAGACTTGCGGAACTGGATCATGCCCGTCTGTTCTTCCGCGTGGTTTTCGATGGGGTCGCCCGCCGCCAGGCGCACGTCGGCCAGTTCCGGGACCTTCTCGAATCGGTCGTTGGCTGCGGGCGGTTCGCCCACGCCTACATTGGCGACCACGCCTGTCTGGGTGCTGATCCGGACCCGGCCTTCGCGTTCTGTCTGGCGCGTGGTCTTGCCGCCTTCCCAGGGCGCCGCGGGCAGGCCATCGACGCGCATGGGGAACTCGTCGCGGGACAAATAGCTGTCCACCAGCGTATCGCTGCGCAGGACCGTCGGCATTTGCGGTGCGGCGGCGGCAGGGGCGACGTCGATCCCCAGCTTCAGTTGGGCGATCGCCAGCGCAATCGCGCCCTGCAATTTGTTCAGCTGGTCCGGGGGCAATGCTCGCACCTGTTCTTCCGGGATGCCCGGGAAGGGCCACGGCGCAGGCGGGGGCGCCAGCACGGCTGCGGCCAGGGAACCATCGCGCGCAGGCAGTTTCGGGGCGGTGCCGTCATACAGCCATTGCGCGTTCACGCGCAGCAGCGGGGCGACCTTGATGCAGGTCGCCATGTCCATGCCGTTGGACCCATTGAACCAATGCGTCGCGGCGCCGGAAGAGGCGCCGGCTGCCTTCCATAGGTCTGTCTTGGTAAGGCGTGGTTCGGCCGCGTCCGCCCGGCGGGCCGCTTCCTCGTTGAACGCCTGTGTGATTCGCTTCTGAAAGGTCATCTTAGGATGCTAAACAAAAACAATCTTAGTTGGCTTGCATTTAGAATCTTAGCATTCTAAGATTTAAAAATGATAGCGAGGTAAGACTGGCGGGGATGCAAAAACACGCATGAACTACTACAGCCACAACATCGGTGACTACGCGCAGGCCACCGCGCATCTGAGCCTGCTTGAGGATGCCATCTACAGCCGCCTGCTGCGCCGGTACTACGCCGAAGAGCAGCCCATCGTGGACAACCTGCAGCAGGTATTCCGGTGGGTGGGGGCGCGTAGCGAAGAAGAAAGAGAGGCGGCCGCGCAGGTGCTGGCCGAGTTCTTCGTCTTGCGCGACGGCCACTGGCACAACAAGCGGGCGGACGTGGAGATCGCCGCGTATCACGTCAAGGCAGAGACCGCCAAGGCCAACGGCAGGCGAGGCGGCCGGCCCAGGCAGGGCGAGCGCAATCCGGAACAACCCAGCGGGTTTCCCATGGGTTTCGACGAGCAACCCGGCCATGGCCCGGCAGTAGCCGGATCGGAAGCTAACCAAGAACCAGGAACCAAGAACCAGGAATCAAAAGAACACACCTCCCGCAAGCGGGGGACCGGATTCGACGCGTCCGTGATCGAACTGCCGGATTGGCTGGACCGCGAGGACTGGGTCAGTTGGATTGCCGACCGCAAGGCGCGCAAAAAGCCGGTGACGCAGGAGGGCGCCAGGCGTCAGCTGCAACAGCTTGCCGCCTATCTGGCCGCAGGGCATCCGCCAGGGGCCGTGATCGCGAACAGCATCGCGGGCGGGTACCAGGGCCTCTTCCCTCCGCGCACGCCTGCTACAGCCGGCCAGCCGGCAGGCAGGGCGCAACGCCTGGCCGACTGGACCGAGGAGCTGCGAGAAGTACTGGCCGACGACGGCCGGCCGCGCGAGCGGTTCATGGGGACGATCGATGCAACCCGCTGACATGCCTTCCGCCGCCATGGGCGCGCTGGTGGTCAATGAAATGCTGCTGATGTACGGCGCCAAGTTCGCGCAGCAATGGCAGGGCCTGACTGCCCGTGAACTGAAGGATTCATGGAACCAGAAATTGGCGGGCCTGGACGAGGTGCAGGTGCGTCGCGGCCTGGTCGCCTGCCTGACCCAGGAATGGCCGCCGACGCTGCCGCAGTTCATCAAATTATGTTGCCCGTGGATGGTTCCCGAAGTGGCCTATCACGAGGCCGTGCGTGGCCTGTCCGCGCGCAGGCGCGGCGAGCCCGGTGTCTGGTCGCATCCGGCGGTGTACTGGGCCGCGGTGGGCGTCAGCACGGTGGATCTGCTGGGCTGCACCTACGGCGCCATCAAGGCGCGCTGGGAGAAGACGCTGAACGAGGAGCTGGCGAAGGGCGTGTGGGCGGATATCCCGCTGCCTCGTCCAGCGCTGCCCGCGCCCGGCCAGACGCTGGCCACGCGCGCCGAGGCCGAGGCGGCACTCAAGAAGATGGGCGCGCAAAAGGTGCTGCGGGACCGTGGGTGCCCGCCTCGGAGCTGGATCGAAAAGTGGGAGGCGCGCATCGCGCGCGGCGACCACCCGAGCAAGGGCATCGCCGACATGCTCAAGCGCGCCAAGGGCGAAAGCCAGGATACGGAGGGCCGTCTGCAGAACGGTTCCAGCGGCAAGACAGGTAAACAATGCGAGGTGGCTGATGAGTAAATTGACGGGTGACGATCTGATCTGGAACTGGGCCCGCTGGACCTGGTCCGGCGCTACGGTGGGAAACATGGAGGTGTACCTTTCCGAAGAGGAGGACTACCGGCCCATCAACCATCACCACGCCATGGAGGTCGAGGCAATGCATGCCGCGCTGCCCTGGCACGAGCGCATGATCATCATTGCCGAATACCCGCAGAAGAATGTGATGTTCGGCCAGCTGGATGGCCGCGCGCGCCGCGCCAAGGCGCTGGACTGGATTGCCGATACGACCGGCGTGGCCCTGACCGAAACCGAATACAAACTGTACCTGGGTCTTTTCCGCAGCCTGGTGGAAAGGAGGCTGGCGTGAAGTACGCGCACGAGGTGATGGATCTGATGGCCTGCTATCCCGGCCGCTCATTCCGTTTGATGGAGCTGGTCCGTCATGTGTCACGCGGCCGGCCTTTGTCTGTTCCTGAAAAGACGCGCCTGCAAAGAGGCATCCAGCGGGCCATGGATGCGCTGCAGGATACCGGCAGCGTGCTGATTCAAGAGCCCGAGAAAGGCGGGCACGGGCGAACCTACGCGTGGCGTGTGACGGTTCCGTCACAAGACCGCGCCCCATAGGTCACGCAATCGGTCACAATGGGTCCGGGGCATTGCGCCCCAAGCAAATGCAGCCCTGGCCACGCGCCGGGGCTTTTTGTTTTGGGCGCGTGGCCCCGGCTTTTTCACTGCTGGGGCAGGGGGCGAACTTCTTTGCACTGCATGTGACGGAACCGTCACAAGACCCCGCCCCAACGGTCACGCAATCGGTCACAATTTGTCCGGGGCATTGCGCCCCTGACAAATGCAACCCCGAAATGCAGCCCCGGCCACGTGCCGGGGCTTTTGCATTTGGGCGCGATGTTTCGGCGCCAGTCTTCTTCAGCAGGAATCCAACTCCATGAGCGTTCAGATCAGCATCACTGAAAACCAGCTGGTAGAGGACCTCGCCGCATTCTTCAAGACCTTGGTCGACTGCGACGTTGTCCGCGGTCTACCCGGTTGGGTTCCCGCGCCACCGCGCGAGTGCGTCGTCATCACTCCGCTGGCGGCGCAGGGACTTTCCGTGCCGGTCATGGCCTATGCCGATCCGTCGCCCGCGGCGGGGAAGCGGATCATGACCCAGGCCACGCAATGGTCTGCCCGCGTGGATGGCTACGGGGCGCGGGCCCTGGACCTGGCGCTTACGCTCTCGATCGCCCTGCGCAGCCAGTACGGGTGCGAGTTCCTCGGGAATCTGGGACGAACTCAGCCGCTGTACGCGGGCGAGCTCAAGCAAGTGCCCTTCGAGAGCGGGGAAAGCCAGATCTTCGAGCGGTGGTGGTTCGACGCCGTCCTGCAGTTCAACCCTTCCATCAGCATGCCGCAGCAGTTTGCGGATCACCTTCACGTGGGCCTCATCGAGGCCGACACCACCTACCCTACGGGAGCTTAATCCTATGTCCATTCCCGCCAGTGAAATCGTCCAGGTAGTGCCTGGCGTGATCTCCGCCGGCGGATCGGCGCTCGATTTGAACGGCCTGATCCTGACCCACGATACCGCCGTCCCCATCGGCACCGTCCAGAGTTTCGCGACCCCGCGCGACGTACAGCGCTTCTTCGGTCCGACCTCGACCGAGGCCGCCCTGGCCGACGTCTACTTCAACGGCTTCGACAACTCGACCCGCAAGCCGGGCAATCTGTTGTATGCCCAGTATCCGGCGGCAGCGGTTTCCGCCTATCTGCGCGGCGGCTCGATGGCCGCGGTGACGCTGACCCAGCTGCAGGCGCTGTCCGGCATCCTGACGGTGACCGTGGACGGCGTGGCGAAGACCTCCGCCAGCATCGACCTGTCGACGGCAACGAGCTTCTCGAACGCCGCCACGATCATCGAAGCCGGGTTCACCGCCATGGGCGCCACCTGCACCTACGATGCGCAGCGTGCCGCTTTCGTGATCGTCTCGGCCACCGATGGCGTCGCCAGCACGATCTCCTATGGCAGCGGCACCCTCGCGTCGGGCTTGAAGCTGACGCAGGCCGCTGGCGCCAAGGTGTCGCTGGGTGCCGCGGCCGGCATTCCAGCGGTGGACATGGGCCGGATTACCGACCTGACCCAGAACTGGGCGGCGTTCATGACGACCTTCGAGCCCGATACGGCCGGCAAAGTGGCGTTTTCGGCGTGGACGAATGCCCAGGGCGACCGCTACGCCTACGTCGGCTGGGACACCGATATCACCGCTACCCAGCAGGGCAACACGTCCAACTGGGCGGCTGTCGTAAGCGCCAATGAATACTCGGGCTCCGTGCCGGTCTACAAGGACGTGCTGCATGCAGCCTTCGTCCTGGGCGCCGTTGCATCGCTCGACTTCGAACGTACCAACGGCCGCGCCACCCTGGCGTTCAAGGGCCAGTCGGGCCTCGCGTTCTCCGTGACTGACGCGACCACCGCTCAGACGCTGATCGACAACGGCTACAACTTCTACGGCGACTACGCCACCAGCAACGACCGCTTCCGCTTCCTGTACCCGGGCCAGATCAGCGGCAACTGGAAATGGGTCGACACCTACGTCAACCAGATCTGGTTGAACGCGGCGTTCCAGCAAGCGCTGATGACGCTGCTGACCCAGGTGAACGCCATTCCCTACAACATCGACGGCTACACGCTGATCGATGCTGCCTGCCTGGACCCGATCAACGCCGCGGTCAACTTCGGCGCCATCCGCGCCGGTGTGACGCTGTCGAGCCAGCAGAAGGCGCAGATCAACAGCCAGGCCGGCGTGGATATCTCCGACACGCTCCAGACCCGCGGCTGGTATCTGCAGATCAAGGACGCGACGCCGCAGGTGCGAGAGGCCCGCGGCACCCCGCCCATGACGTTCTGGTACCTGGACGGCGGTTCCGTCCAGCAGATCACCCTGGCCTCGCTGGCCATTCTTTAAGGATTCAACATGGCGACTTTGACCAGTGCCAACTCGGTTCTGATGCTTGCGGTGGGCGGCGTTTTTCCGGTGCCGCAGAAGATCGAGGGCTACGCTTCCGACAGCGCCTTTACCTTCGAGGCTGCCAAGCCCGCGCAGGTAACCATGGGCGTGGACGGCCGCATGTCGGCCGGCTACGTGCCGGTTCCCCGCGTGCAGATCATCACGATCCAGCCCGACTCCCCGTCCATGCGCGTCTTCGAGATCTGGATGGCAGCCAGTGAAACGGCCCGCGAAGTGTTCTATGCACACGGCACCCTCAACATCCCGTCGATCGACCGCAAGTACACGCTGACCCGCGGCGTGCTGACGCAGATTCCGCCGGCGCCGGATGCCAAGGCGATGCTCCAACCCATGGCGTTCCAGATCACCTGGCAGAACGTCTCTCCGGCGCTGGTGTGACATGGCCAGAAAGCAAATAACCCTGACCATCGGCGCCGAAGGGCGCGACAAGGGCAAGGTGTTCATCCTGACGGAGCTTTCTGCCTACGACGCCGAGGAATGGGCCGGTCGGGCGCTGTTTTCGTTGATGAACGCCGGGGTGGAAATCCCGGACAACATCGCAGAGGCCGGGCTGGCCGGCGTGGCCGCCATGGGCATGAAGGCCATCGCCAAGCTGCCTTTCGAGAGCGCCAAGCCGCTGCTGGAAAAGATGATGGATTGCGTCCAGATCCAGCCCAGCCCGAACGTGACGCGCGAGCTCATGTCAGGCGACATCGAGGAGGTGGCGACCCTGTTCACGTTGCGCAAGAAAGTCCTGGGCTTGCACCTGGATTTTTTTACGGCCGCCGTCCCATCGACTTCGGGCTCCAAGTCCACGACGGCGGCGCGCGCCTGATTCGCTACGCCAATATCCCCCGGATCATTGGCGTGGTGATTTCCCGGCACCCGGGCCTGCTGCACGACCTGCAGACGGTCTACGGTGCCGAAGACCTGTACAACCTGCTTGAGGTGATTGCGGTGGACGCACACAACAGGCGCGTCCTAGCTGAACCGAGGTAATTGCATGGCCACCATCATCGACGCCTTGCTCGTCACCGCGGGTTTCGATCCGAAGCGTTTTGCGGCGGATAGCTACTCCGGTGCGGCCGGTCTGAGCCAAACGGCCCAGAATCTGGATATGAGCACCGAGCGGCTGTCCGCGTGGCAGAAGGCGGCCGAGCGGGCAGGCGGAACTGCGGAAGCCATTTCCGCCCAATTGAGGGAATCCTCGGTCGAGGTAGCCAGATTCAACCGCGGATCCGCCGCGGACTCGCTACCCGGGTTCTTCCGCAACGGCGGCAATGTCGGCGACCTCAAGGACGGGAACACCTACCTTCTGGCCAGGTCGAGGATCATTGCCGATCTTTACCAGAAGGACAGGGCCCAGGCCGCGCTGGCCGCCCAGGACATGGGTATCAACGAGGGCCTGTTCAATCTGTTCAAGCGCGGGCCCGATGAGCTCGAGCGGTTGCTTCAGGTCCAGGAGAAGCGCGCCGCCATCTCCGGTAGCGATGCGCAAGCTGCCTCGCAGCTGCGCGACCGTTACCTGGATCTGCGCGATACCTTTGAATCGGTGAGCGTCAAGGTGCTGCTGGCGCTCATGCCGGCGTTCGAGCGGCTTATCTCGCTCGCACAGGGCTGGGGCGATTATCTGCTTGAGAACCGAGACGAAATCGTCGAATGGGTCGACGGCGCGGCGCAGGCCATCGTGAAGTTCATTGATGCAGTCGATTCGGCGGCGCAGGCGGTGGGAGGATGGCAAAACGTCCTGCTAGCGCTGGGGGCGCTCAAGATTCTTTCCTGGGCAAATTCGCTGCTGAGCCTGGCATCTGCCTTGGGGGCCGTGGCTACGGCTCTCGGAACCCTTGGTGGCGCCGGCGCGGCGCGTGGACTGGGTGCGTTGAGAGGCTTGGGACCTGCGGCGTTGAGAGCGGCAGGACCTGTCGCGGCAGGCATCGCATTGTTGTTCAATAGCAAGGACACGAACGTAGGCGAAGCCGAATTTCTGGCAGCAAGGGACAATCCCGCGCTGAGGAGTAAAGAGGTTCTCGATGCGGTCAGGTACTTCGAGTCCAAGAAGGACTACACCCGGGAGGCGGCCGTGGGGGTGGTGGCCAACCTGCAGGCCCAAAGCAACCTGGACCCCAGGGCCGTGGGCGCTGATGGCGTTTCCGCCGGCATCGGACTATGGAATCCGCGACGCCAGGCCGACTTCAAGCGCATATATGGCATGGACCTGCGCGAGTCCACGGTTGAACAGCAGCTGGATTTCGTCGCCAGTGAGTTGGAGAGCACCAGGCGCAGGGCGGGAGTACATCTGGCCGCTGCCACCACCCCGGCCCAGGCCAGCGTGGCCGTGTACCGCCACTTCGGATTGAACAAGTCCGAAGGGGCCAGCTCAAGCGAAGAGCGCAAGCTCGCAGCCGCTGCCGGGGCAATTTATGGGACGCTTTTCCTCGAAGATCAGGAACGAGGCGCCGCAGCTGCAGCTATGACGGTCGCGGCAGCCCAAGCCAGCGCTGCCGCCATCCCGAGCAGCACCGCAACCACCAGCAATACGTCCGAAACCCATATCCACGGCCCCATTACGGTTATGACGCAGGCGACGGACGGCGAGGGAGTCGCTCGCGATTTGGGGCGTGTGGGGCGCTCCCAGAATCTCGTCCAACAAGGCAATACGGGGATGTTCTGATGCCGCTTATTCCTTTTCCCGATGTTCCGAGCAGTCCGGGCGTCCCCGCAGTCTTCCGCGCCGCGTTCCTTCCTTCGGTCTCCGAACCGGCAAGCTTCGAGCTTGCGGCGCTGACCGACAGGATCTTCGGTCCTCCTCGCTGGGGGCTGTATGGCGTCGATGGGCGGCAGATGCTGGTCTTCGAGACGTTCCTTGGAATTACCTTCAATCAGAGCGGTCAGATATCCAGCCATCCGGTTGAGCAGGGCGGATTCTCGTCCTTCAACAAGGTCGATGCGCCGTTCGAAGCGACCATCAAGCTGGCGCATGGCGGCGATCCAGTGTCACGCAAAGTCATGTTGTCCGTGCTGGAGCGCATCGTCGGCGGCACGGAGCTGTACTCAGTGGCGACGCCAGAGATCGTCTATCCGTCGGCCAACCTGGTGAAGTACTCATACACCCGCGCCGACAAGAACGGCTCCAGCCTCCTGATCGTTGAACTGACTCTGCAGGAAGTCCGGCAGACGGCCGTCCAGCTATCGCCGGCCACGCGGGACCCCAGCGGCGCGAATGAAGTGAGCAATGGCCAGGTACAGGCGTTCGAGATTGACGCCTATCCCCGGCGCGATCAGAACAAGGTGGCCGATTTGGAGCCGATCCAATGAAGAGAATTCCCTTGAGGCCCGTTCCCGCGCAAACGCTCAGCGTCGTGCTGTCCGGGCAGAACTGCCAGATCGCCGTCTACCAGAAGTCGACCGGACTTTATCTGGATCTTGAACTCGACAATGCGCCCATCGTGACGACGGTGCTTTGCCATGACCGGGTACGGCTGCTGCGGTCTGCCTACCTGGGCTTCGTCGGCGATCTGGTTTTTGTGGACACCCAGGGCCACGCCGACCCGCGGTATCAGGATCTCGGTTCGCGTTTCGTCCTGGCATACCTGGAGCCTTTGGAACCATGAACTTCATCAAACGCCGGCTGGACGTGACCATCAGCCTGGGCAAGGGGGAGTTCGGCGATGAGCAGGGACCGGATGTGACGCTCAGCGGCTACAGGATGACGGTGGATATTCCTCTCCATACCGTATTCGAAAACAGTCCAATGACCCTGCAGATCCACGGACTGAATCAAGACCTGATGAACAAACTGACGACGATAGGACCCGTCATGACGGAGCGCCGGGGAAAGAATCTTGTCCGGATCGACGCAGCGGGAGACTCGGGTGTTCCCTGCGTGGTCTACGAAGGAGACATCGTCGAGGCCTGGGGTGGTTACGGAATGGGGGCAGAGGGCAAGGCGGCCGCGGGGGGCGTATTCACAGTCAAGACCGAGGTGGCCGGGGCCAGGCAGGTAAAGCCCGCATCCGCCAGGTCGTTTCCCGGTGCGAAAAAGGCGCAAGAAATCATGTGTGATATCGCCAAATCGATGGGATACAAGGGCGAAAAAAGCGGGGAGGACTATGTGTTGGCCGACCCCTATTTTTCCGGAACCGACATGGACCAATTGCGCAGTTGCGCGAAGGCCGCCCGGGTCAACTTCACGATAGACCGCGGCGTCCTGTCGGTCTGGCCGGAGGGCGGATACAGAAAGGGCGATCCGATTCTCGTGGCGCCGGAAACGGGGTTGATCGGATATCCGGCGTTTACGAGCAAGGGGCTCCAACTGACGACGCTCTACAACCCGCATCTCGGATTGGGAAAAAGAGTGCAGGTCATCAGCACCGTCGAACCCGCGCATGGCGAGTGGATCATTGTGAGCTTGTCCCACAAGCTGGAGGCAGAGGTGCCTGGCGGCGTCTGGCAGTCGATGGCCGTATGCAAAAGGAATCTCAATGGCTAAGCAATACGGATACGCAGGGCTGGCGCAAGCCGGACAGGGCGACAGCGAGTTCGGCGCCTTGCAGTTCCTGATCAGCCAGGCCCTGAATCGAGTCAGTACCGCGACGCTGGTCAAGGTGGTGTCGGTGACGAATGCAGGCGGGCTGTCGCCCGTGGGCTTCGTCGATGTGCAGCCGCTCGTCAACCAGCTCGATGGGGCCGGCAATGCCGTGCCGCATGGGGTCCTGCATCGTCTTCCCTACTTTCGCCTTCAGGGCGGAGCGGACGCCGTCATCCTGGACCCGAAGGTCGGGGACATCGGGATGGCGGCTTTCGCGAATCGGGACATCTCGCTGGTGAAGACCTCGAAGGCGCAGAACAACCCCGGTTCCTGGCGTTCCCACGACATGGCGGACGGGCTGTATTTCGGCGGTCTGCTGAATGGAACCCCGGTGCAGTACGTGCAGTTCACGGCGGACGGCATACACATCGTGTCGCCCTCCAAGGTGACGGTGGCCGCGCCCAATATCGAACTGAACGCCAGCGCGCAGTGCGCATTGAATTCTCCACGGATCGTGCTGAACGGGACGGTGCAACAAGGCGGTGGATCCTTCGGCGGCACGTCTACCTGGCAGGGCGACATGCACACGCTGGGTACGCTGCGCAACAACGGCAAGGACGTGGGCAGCACCCACACGCATTCCGGCGTGCAGAGCGGGCCGGCAAACACAGGAGCGCCCAATTGAACACGATGCTGCTAGACCGGACGGCCTGGGACCTGGTGCTCGACGCCGCGGGGAATATCGCACTGGCGTCCAAGCCCTACGCCGTGGCGCAAGACGTCGCCAGCGCCATCAAGCTCTTCAAGGGGGAGCTGTTCTACAACACCGCCTCGGGCGTTCCGTACTGGGAAGAATTCCTGGGCCATCAGCCGCCGCTGGCGCTGGTGCGGGAACACGTCCGGCGAGCCGCGCTCACTGTCCCGGACGTGGCCGACGCGGGCTGCACGCTGACCTCCTATACCGACCGCGCCCTGGCGGGCTATGTCGCAATCACCCTGCAAGACGGAACGACGCAAACCGTCAGCTTCTGAGGAAACCATGCCGAACATCTCGAAAGTGCCGCGCGTGCAGTTCACGCCGGAAGGGCTGGTGCTGCCCAACGAATCCGCCATCCTTGCCGGCGTCCTGTCTGACATGGACGCGGCCTTCGGTGGCGGGCTGAATCCCGCGCTGGAAACGCCCCAGGGCCAGCTGGCCTCCAGCACCACCGCCATCATCGGCGACAAGAACAACGAGTTCGCGTCCTACGTGAATCAGGTCGACCCGGCTTATGCGCAAGGGCGGATGCAGGACGCCATCGGGCGGATCTACTTCCTGGACCGCAAGCCCGGTACGCCCACCGCCGTCATCGCCACCTGCACGGGCCTGGCGGGCGTGACGATACCGGTGGGCGCGCGCGCGCAGGCGGTGGATGGCAATCTGTACCTGTGCACGCAGGCGGGAACGATACCGGCCAGCGGACGCGTCGACCTGCCATTCGCCTGCTCGGTCGACGGGCCGGTGGATTGCGCGCCTGGCGCACTGAACCAGATCTATCAGGCCATTCCCGGTTGGGACTCGGTGTCGAACGCGGATGCCGGGACGGTGGGCAGCCATGTGGAAAGCCGGGCCGAGTTCGAGGAGCGCCGGCGGCAGTCGGTGGCGCTGAACGCCCGCGGCTCGATCCCCGCAATCTACGCCAACGTGGCGAACGTGGAGGGCGTCATCGACGCCTACGTGACGGAGAACGATCTCTCCGTGCCGAAGACGGTAGGCGGCGTCGTCCTGCGTCCACACTCCATCTGGGTCGCGGTGACGGGCGGCGAGGCGGCGGACATCGCGGACGCCATCTGGCGCAAGAAGAGCAATGGCTCCGACTACAACGGCAACACCTCGTACACCGTGGAGGACAAGGAGGGATATGCCTATCCCTACCCGTCGTATGTCGTGACATGGGAAACCCCTGCCGCGTTGCCCGTGCGTTTCGCGGTGCAGCTCGCGGACAACCCAGCCCTGCCATCGGACATCGTTGCCTTGACTAAGCAGGCGATCATGGACGCCTTCAACGGCGGAGATGGCGGGCAGCGCGCACGCATCGGATCGACCATTTATGCCAGCCGCTACTACGCGCCCATTTCGGCGCTGAGCCCGGTGGTCTCCATCCTGTCCCTGCTGCTGGGCTCCGATACGCCATCGGCCGCCAGCCTGGCCGTTCCGATCAACCGCCGGCCCACGATCACGGCCAACGATATTGCGGTGACATTGATATGAGCGTCGTGCCTAAGCCGGGGCTGGCGGCCCGGACCCTTATCAGTCAATACGCCAACAGCCCCACGCTCGTCCAGTTGATCAACAACATGGACGACTACATCAATCCTGACGCCGATTTCGACGCGTTCCATGACTTCGTCTGGAACGTCGAGACCGCGCAGGGCTTCGGGCTGGACATCTGGGGCAGGATCGTCGACGTCGGCCGGATGCTGACGATACCGGGAGATGTCACCTATCTGGGGTTTGACGAGGCGCTGAATTGGCAGCCCTTTAATCAGGCGCCGTTTTACACAGGCGAGCAGGCCACGCAGACGTATCGGCTTGCCGATGACGCGTATCGCACGCTGATCCTGGTCAAGGCGCTGGCCAATATCTCGGATTGCACTTCGCCCAGTTTGAACCGGCTGCTGTCGAACCTCTTTGCCGGGCGGGGGCGTTGCTACGTGTCGGACACCGGGAGGATGGAATTCCGCTACGTGTTCGAGTTCGCGCTGGCTCCGCACGAAATCGCCATCCTGACTCAGTCAGGCGCGATTCCCAAGCCGGCCGCGGTGCTGGCGAACATCCTGCAGGTCGATCTTTCTACTACGTTCGGATTCAACGAGGCGCTGATGCAGCCGTTCGGCTCGGGCGTACTTTTCACTTCTTCGGGGCTTATCAATGCAAGCTAGCAATGCACCTATCAAATCGGCCGTCCCGTTTGCGGAAAGCGGGACGAAGAACACTATTCCGGTTGAGTCGCAGATTGGCGTGACGCCGGGGGCGGCGTCTTTCACGGATGGCTTTCCGCCGCTGACGATGACACCGTTGGCTGCGGGTGGCGTCCCGCCATACGGTGCTGACTTCAATGGCATCCTGAACTTTCTTAGCGCTGCCGCACGATGGCAACAGGCAGGAGGGGCGTATCCCTATGACTCTGCATTCAGCACAGCCGTTGGCGGGTATCCGCAGGGCGCGATGTTGAGAAAGTCGGTCGGCGCAGGCTACTGGCTGAACCTGGTGGAGAACAACACCGCAAACCCGGATGCGGGTGGGGCGAATTGGATCGCGCTGCCTGCGGGGATAGCCTCCACCGCGGAAGCAGAGGTAGGCACGGATGACACAAGAGCGATGACGCCGTTCAAGGTGTTCCAGGCCATCGCAAGAAAGGTGGTGCAAGCCACCGAAAGCGTGATAGGCGTCGCCAAGGTTGCCACGCCGGCGCAGACGAATGCCGGTGCCGATGACGCGACCATTGTGACGCCGAGAAAATTACGGCTCGGCGTGGCGATGTCGCTGGGCATCAACGGATACCTGGCGCTGCCTTCCTGGCTTGGTGGTGTCATTATCCAGTGGGGACGCGGTAGCGTGAACATGGGTACTGCGACCGGCAGCTACTACTCCGGATCTGCTTCTGTCTCGTTTCCATTGGCATTTCCGACGGCCGCTTGGGTGGCAATACCGCAAATCCAAAACAGTCCGAATGTCATGGATAGCATCAGCGTCGCGTCTTTCACCAACTCCTCGCTGCAGGTAGTCGGGTGCACCAGCTATGAAACCGGACAGGCGCCGGAATTCTATTTCATCGCCATAGGAAACTAGCATGGCCGAGACCTTCCAACCAATCCAGACCGAATTCCTGGACTACGATCCCGCTCTCCCTTATGTCTTTGATGCCAACACCCGAGCGCTTTATGCATTCGTCCTTCGGTCCCGCTATCGGGAGTCGGGTTCCTGGCCCGTAGACGGCCTGCCGGTACCGGAAGAATCGGCCCATGCATATATGAATGACCCGGAAAGGGACGTGAAAACCATTACCAAGTCCGGCAGCTCATTCACTATCACGGATGCGTAGCTGCGTCGTTCAGGTTCAACCGGTATCAAATGCCAGTCCGCCGCAAGGCGCTTTTTTCCATGAGGGAGGCGAAATTGGACCTCCAAGATTTCGACGCCCTTGCGGCAAAACTCGCAGGCGTGCTGGGCGCGGTGGTATCCATGCGCTACCTGCAGGGGTCGTGGCCGGCGCGTCTAAGCATGGCGGGTAGCGGCTCATTGGTCGCCTATTACTCATCGCCGTATCTGGCACTGCTGCTCGGCATCCCAGAAGGGTTGGCCGGCTTTCTGACCGGCATGTTCGGCATGGCCATCGTCTCCCGCGGATGGGAGGTGGTACAGACGGTCCCCATCGGCGCGCTGTGGCAGGCTGTAATCGACCGGGTACGCGGAAAAGGGGTTTGAGGTGCATGGTTCCATTCGTCCGGAGACTACATCCGTGGGCATGTTTCAGCTGTCCCAACGTAGCTTGAGCCGTCTGGTTGGCGTACATCCTGACCTGGCCGCAATCGTCAAATTGGCGATTCAGCGCACGCCGATGGATTTCACCGTGGTGGAAGGCGTTCGAACCCTCGCGCGACAGCGCGAGAACGTAGCCAAGGGTGCCAGCCAGACGCTGGCCAGCTACCACTTGCCGCAGGCGGATGGTTTGAGCCATGCCGTCGACCTGGCGCCTTTGATCGCTGGAGCGATTCCCTGGAACAACTGGCAGGCCTTCGCCGATCTGGCTCAGGTGGTCAAAGCCTGCGCGGCCGAGCTCGGCGTGCCGGTGGAGTGGGGCGGCGACTGGAAAACGCTCAAAGACGGCCCGCATTTCCAGATTCCACGCAACTGGAAGGGTCGCGCATGAACGCATCGCTGCGCGCGTTGGCACCGTATCTGATCGGCACCGTCCTGGTGGCCGCCGCCTTCCTGTGTGTGCGCTGGTATGGCGCCGTTCAGTACCGCGCCGGAGTCGATCGGGCAAACGCCGACTATACGCTGGCCGAGCTCACCGAGTTCCAGCGCCAGACCGCGCGCCTGGGCGGAATCTCCGAATCCCTGGAAGTCGCGCTTGCCGCATTGCGCGACGCCAGCCCCAAGATCATCGAAAGGTACACCCGTGTCGAAGTCCAGAGTCCCTTACCTGCTGGCTGCCGCATTGACGCTGAGCGGCTGCGCCACATCAACGAGGCCGGCCGCCTGGCCAATTCTGCCGGCCAACCTGGCGCAGCCGTGCCCGCCAGTGCCCGAGGTGACGAGCGATAGCTGGGACGATCTGGCGCGCAGCTATATCGCGCTGGTTGCGTTGTACGGAGAGTGTGCGGCACGGCAACGTGCGGCGGTGCAGAGCTGGGAGAAATCCCGGTTCGGCCCGTCGTGAGACTGCGATCCGATAGGTCATGCTGCAACAGATAGCCCGCACTCCGCGGGCTTTTTTTCGTCCATCCAGGAGAAAGCCATGTAGACCGGATACGCGAACAGAGAATGCCCCATAGCCCAGCAGCGGCAAAATTTCCGGAGATATCACATGACGATCAGAACTCTTTCCCTACAGCAACTGAAGCGCTCGGCCGAGAATTCGGCAGCAATGAAGCATCATGTCGATGATGATGCAACCGTTCTTCCGGAACCTCGCACTTCCAGTTCTCCGGGCAACATGACTGGGTATTCTGTTCAAGTCCAGGACCATGGCCCAATCGCGGATGGCACGCTCCATACGCTCGCGGAGCGTTACGCCACGTTGTCGGCCGCCCAAGTCGATTACCCATTTGTCACCTCCCTGGCCGAATCCATCGACGGTGCGGCCATTCAAGCCGCATTGGACGTGGCTTTCAACAGCGGGCTCGGTCAGGTGCAGTGCGCCGGCGGAACCTACGTCATCAATTCGTCTATCCAGATGCGCGCCGGCGTGGAACTCGTTGGCGACGGCAAGACCGTTATCACGCAGCCGGACGGTCTGAATCTGCTTATTCTGATCGACTTCGGTTTCGCACATGGCGCCGGGCTGCGCGGATGCACGGTCAACGGCAACCGCGGCACCAATGCTGCAGACTACAACGCGGTTCTCGTGCATGTGCGTGGGGCCGATGACGCAACGGTCCGTGACAACGTGCTTGTTGGCAGCTGCGGATACGGCATAACATGCAGCGCAGCGCGCATGAGCGTCGTCGGCAATCACATCGAGGACACGTTCATGCATGCCATCGGCGTGTATGGATTCGTGGGGCAGGAGGCGAGGCATCTGATTCTTCAGAACAGGATCGTTCGCCCGGGCGCGGGAGCGATACTGCTCGGAGCCGCGGACTACACCATCATTTCAAACAATACGATCTATTCCCCCATCATCGGCGGACGCGATGCCAGGCTGCGCGTGAACCTGACCGGCGCCACCGTGACGTGGCTTTCGGGGCCGAAGTTCACGAATGTGCGAATAGGCGAAGTGCTGGTTATCGACGGAGGCAGGGAATTCCGGATCATGGCGAGAATCAGCGACACGCAATTGACGATAGATCCAGAAGGTAGCTCCCCGGCGCTGACAAACGAACTGGCGACTATTGGGTGTGGCGACCTGATCGGCGTGATGAGTCAATTTTGCAGGATCACGGACAACGTCCTGGTTGGCGGCGCCACGTTCGGGATTGGTTGCACGGTGGGCGGCAACGCTGTAAGCACGGTCGGCAACGAGATCGTGGGAAACACCCTCAGGGGACAGGGTAAGCATGCGCTGGTCGTGGGCTGGGACGTGGGTGCAGGCGGCGTGTATGACACCGTTCTGCGCGGCAACATGGTCTACAACGCGGGCGACGCCGGAGGAAACAGCACATACGACCGCATCCCGATTTTTCTGTCTGGCCAGACGCTGGGAAAAGTAGGCGGCGTCTTGGTGGAAGGAAATTACATCGTCGGCCCGGATGGCGACAGCCGCTGCCCACACTGGATGGGCACGGACCTGAAGCTGGAATACGGATCAGTGCTGGTTGGACGAAACCACTCGATTCGCATGCTGAATCCCGGAATCTTCAATGACGTGGTGGCTGTGTCACTGTCCGGTTGGGGCGACGCGGCAAGCGCTACCGAAATTGTTTCCTACGGCCACTCCGTCCGCATGACGATCAATTGTGCTGGCTCCGGATTCACCGCCGGTCCGTCCTTCACGATTCACAAGATCTGCGACAGCGCGGAGCAACCCGCAATGGTCAAGGCCGACATTACGACCACCACCGGAACGCTGGGACAGATGTGGGGCGAACAGAGCACCGCGTCGGGGCAGTGGCGAGCCACGTACTACGGTACGCCGGCCGCTGGGAATACTTTCGTCATCACCACGCGGGCTTGAGCATGGCCTGAGTGCCACGTTGTGGCGGGCAGTTGCCCGCCTCCCAAACAAAAGCCCGCAGGCGCAAGCCGCGGGCTTTTCTTCGCTACCCTTCAAAAGGACTCTTCTTCTTCCGCCGATTCACTGGCCTGAGGATTTCGCCTGACTTCAGCCGATACACATCTTTCCCTTCCCAGATCACGGCGCCGCCGGTGGAGAGGCGGCATTGCAGCACTATGTGTGGATCGGGACTTTCGTCCGTCGCGGGTTCTTGAATGATATGTCGCTCGATCCGGTACTGGTCTCCTGCTGCCGAGACCGCAATCACATCCTCCAGTCGTCTGCATGAGATTGACAT